TTTAATAATAGATCCTTTATTATCTATAAATTGTTTGCCTATATTATCCATTTATATTTATTAAAGATTTAATAATATAGAAATATATATTATTAAATTATATGCCAGGTGGACTTTTAAATATTATTTCATATGGAAATCAAAATATTATATTAAATGGCAATCCAAGTAAAACTTTTTTTAAAACAGTTTATGCTAAATATAGTAATTTTGGTATGCAAAATATTAGAATAGATTATAATGGTCAAAAATCATTAAAATTAAATGAAGATAGTACGTTCACATTTAAAATTCCACGAAATGCAGAATTATTATTAGATACATTTCTTGTTCTAACTTTGCCTGATATATGGAGTCCTATAATTCCTCCTGTAAATGAACAAGATATATGGAAACCATATGAGTTTAGATGGATTGATAATATAGGTACTAATATTATTAAAAAAGTTACATTAAGTATTGGTGGCCAAACGATTCAATCTTTTTCTGGTCAATACATTAAAAATATGGTAGAACGCGATTTTGATCAATCCAAAAAAGATTTATTTAACAAAATGACTGGCATGACAGATGAATTATCTAATCCGGAAAATGCAAATCAAAGATTACGCCAATATCCTAATGCTTTTTATATACCAGCAGAACCCGGTGTTGTAAATGTTGGGCCTGAACCATCTATACGAGGTAGAAAATTGTTTATTCCATTGCATTTTTGGTTTAGTTATTCTTCAAAAATGGCTCTTCCATTAGTTGCACTTCAATATAGCGAAGTTGTAATAGATTTTATATTGCGACCAATTAATGATTTATATACGATTAACGATACAAGTATTACATTTAATGAAGGGTTTATTAAAAATCCAATTCGGCCAAATGTAAATAATGAATATCATTAATTTTATAGATTTAATCAACCTCCTCCAGATGTGGTATTAACCGCATCATCATATGAAAATAAATCATATTTATGGAATACTGATGTGCATTTAATTGGCATATATTGTTTTTTATCTGAAGAAGAAACGCTTGTATTTGCTAAAAATGAACACAAATATTTAATTAAAGATATTAAAGAAGATACCTTCACAAATATAAATGGAACAAGGCGTATACAACTATTATCAACAGCAATGACATCAAGTTGGATGTGGTATTTTCAACGCGATGATGTATATTTGAGAAATGGATGGTCTAATTATACAAACTGGCCATATTCGACAAGAATGCCATATGATGTGGTTGATGCCCCAGAATCAAGTGACTACAAAATAAATCTAAAAAATATTGGTCCTAAATATACCTATAGAACTATATTAGGACAATTAATATTAACAGAAACATTATTAAATGTAAATCAACTAATAACTGATAAAAATAGAAAGCATATTATGGATCACATGGCAATTCTATTTGATGGAACTTATAGAGAGAATGATTTAGATGCAGGTATATATAATTATATAGAAAAATACAAAATGTCTGAAGGTAATTCGGATGACGGATTATATACATACAATTTTTGTCTACACACACATCCGTATGATTTACAACCATCTGGTGCAATTAATTTAAGTAAATTTAAAACAATAGAATTAGAATTTGTAACTTTTAATCCTCCACTTGATGCTTCTGCAGAGTTTTTAACTATTTGCGATCCTGTTGGTCGAGTAATTGGAACTACTAAAAACTTGAATATATACGAATACTCATACAATTTAAATTTTATTGAAGAACGATATAATATTGTACGTTTTATTTCTGGTCAAGCAGGCTTACTTTATTCGAGATGAGCATGGTATTATGTTAGATGCATATTGATGGGGATAAAAGTCTTGGCTGAATTTTTCTCTAAAAGGTTTTATGACTAAATACAAAAGAATAAATATAAGTATTACAATTAAAATTTTCATTATAAAATATCAATATATATTTAATGGGAGATACTTCAACTGAAAATGATTCAACTGGAGATAGTGCTAATATTAATAGTGGGACTAAGATGTTCAGTATGAGCACCTTAACTAAAGATGCAACATCATTAGTACCCAATATATTTAATACACTTTCAATCGGAATAACACTTTTGTTAATTTTTTATTCAAATATTGATTACAAAAAACGTAGTGTATTTTGTTTTATAAATGAAATTAAAGATCCTTGTGAAACAAAAGTAAAAGTAGATGATACTTGCCCAAAAGATGAAGAAAAATTAACAACTGCTGACTATCAATTTTATGAATTACTTGCATATGTATTAGGGCATGCATATAAAGAATGTTTAAATGCAACATCACAGCTAATAAATGTATTTAACGATAAAATAAAATTGTATCAGGTCTTTATGATATACATTGTTTTTTTTGTTATGAATAAATTTTTAAAAGAATTTCTAGAAGTGTTTGTTCCATCTAAATTTTTAAGTAAGATACTTACTAAATTACATTCTTCTCAACAAGATTCATCTTTGATATTTGATATATTTTTTTCATTATTTTCAATGGTATCTTTATTATTTATTGTATGTCTATTAGTATCGATTGTTATATATTTTGCATATATATTCAATGGTCTTTTTAGATCAAGCGGTCGTTATGTACAATTAATTCCTGTTTTTGCTTTTGTAATTTTAATTATTCCATTATTTCCGATGATATTTTCATCAAAAAGTCTCAAAAAAAGTAAATATTATTGGCTAATGGTAATATTAATTACATTAGGAGTACCTTTTATAGCAAGTATGCATACAATAGGAAAAGTTGTAGTATATGGATTTTACAAATGGTTTACTTCAAAAACGTTAATAAAACATGCCGTAGTTGAATCTGTTGGACCTGAATTAAAAAGTCCATTACATCCAGAAAATAATAGTAATAGCCAGGCCAAAAAGGATGATAATTCTAATTCTCCAAATAAAAACCCGCCACAAGAATCTCGTGGAGGCAGCGGCTTTTTCCCACGGATGTTTTCCGGCACCAAGGTGCAACCAACTAGCAATGCAAACACCCCCAACGAAAATAAATCCAAAGCTGAATCTAAAAAACTTACACTTGAACAAGTAGAAGAAAACAAAAAATATGATCAAAGGCGGAACATAATAAAATCCGGATTAATATTTAGTATTGTAATATTTGTTTTAACAGGTTTTGTATCAGCTTTAGATGCTGCTTCAAGCGAATTAGGATGGAAAAGTACTATAAAATTTGTAAAAAAGCTAAGAAAATTTATAGAAGATCCTGCTTCTAAATAATACATTATATTTCAACATAAACATTAAATATACTTATGATATAAATGAAAAATAAGAATAAATCTAAACCAGCTTCTAATAAAATATTACCACGAGTAAGTATTTGTACTCCCACATTTAATAGAAGGCCATTTTTTAAAGGTATTATAAATTGCGTATTATCACAAGATTATCCAAAAGATTTATTGGAATGGGTCATCGTAGATGATGGAACAGATCCTATTGAGGATTTAATAAAAGATGTGCCATTTGTAAAATACTTTAAACTAGATAGTAAAATTACATTAGGTAAGAAACGAAACTACATGCATGAGATGTGCTCATTTAAAAATAATACAGATATTATTGTCTATATGGATGATGATGATTTTTATCCACCAACACGTGTATCTCATTCAGTCGAACGTTTAATAAATTGTTCTGCATTATGTGCTGGTTCAAGTGAACTACATATTTGGTTTAGTACATTAAATAAAATGTATCGTTTCGGCCCATATGGACCAAATCATGCAACGGCTGGAACATTTGCATTTAAGAGGGCGCTATTAAATGACACTCATTATGAAGATTCAGCAGTTCTAGCCGAAGAAAAGTTTTTTTTAAAAAATTATACTATTCCATTTGTACAATTAGATCCATTGAAAACAATTTTAGTATTTTCTCATGAACAAAATACTTTTGATAAACGTCGTCTTATCGATCCTACTAATACGATGTGTAAAGAGTCTAGTCTAAAGGTAAAAAATTTTATAAAAAATACAGAGTTGCAAGATTTTTACATGAATGATATAGAAAAATTATTATTAACGTATGAGCCAGGAGACGTTAAGCATAAACAAGATGTATTAGATGAAATAAAAAGACGTGATATTGAGAGATCACAATCAGGAAATAGTGTAAATGTTAATATTAAAAATCCTGATGGAACAACCCGACAATTGAATGCGTCTGAAATTATCGATGCATTAAAACACAAGATTGACGAAAACATCAAATTACAAAAAGATTTACATGATAAACAAGGACA